CCGGCTCATGTTGTAAATGCAATCAGGGAACTACCTGTGATGCACACACGAGGACATCGCTCAGGAAGCCGATTTGAGTCCATACATAATCGCATATCCAACGATGCAGACAGGGCATCCAATTACCGACAGGGATTGGGCGACCCCGAAACCGGCGAGATGACAGTCGATGGGCGAGTCCCTAATTCGGTGGTCCGTCCGTCAAAGCCGGACGCTCCCGATCCTAACATTCTGCATGAATCGTTGCAGAATACCGGATTTGGACGGTGGTTAGCCAATCCTAAATCAAAGTTCAGCCCTGATTTCAAGGTTGGAACTGCTCAAGCAAGGCGGTTATTGACTGAGCATCATGGCTTCGATGAGGATACAGTAAATCGAATCTTTGAGAACGCTCAAAATAAGACAGACCGAAACCCTCACGGACGGATGCAAGACCGTATCCTCCAAGAGATTCACGAAGCGGATGCCGCCGATGGAACACCGGGCAATGCATGGTTCGGAGGAGAGACTGTTCCCAATCCAAATGAGCCGTTAGGGGTGGGCGACATTATAACGCCCCCAACAATGCGAGAACCCGGAGTTATACCATCCGGTCCTACTCGTGCGCCTATCCCTGCCGCAGAACAGCGAATAACGCCTGATGCGGCCTCAAAACGAGGTTTTCCATCAGAAGTATCAGATCCACGAATTCAGCCGCCTCCTCCGGGTGGCAGTATAAACCCTAATCAACAAGCGTATCGTGCGCGTAGCGTGGGGCCGAGAGACACAAGCACTTTAGCGGGTTTGTCAGCGTTCTTGGCTGGCCTCGGTGCAAGAAGCGAGGATTTGTTGCGTTCTGAGGACGCAAAGGGACATTTAGAAGCGTATATTGAAGATGTTCAGATGGAACTTGCTAAGACAGTAATAGAGGACTATACCGAAGTGCGAAAGATGTCTCCCAACAACCCACTTGACTTAGCAATGCTCTCAAGTCGGATCCAACGACCAACAAATCATGTTATCGCAATTTATCACACTCGTGGAGATTGGCGAAATATCGCTAAATCATTCGGTGTAAGACACGATCAGGTGCAATTGGTAAAGGTGGCTCTCAATGGATGAACTGCTTTTGGCCGCACGGCTTCGCATACTCAAGCAACAGGAAATCCCAAACAACGGTAAGGATGATGATGGGGACGGTCTTATTGACGAACCGCCTACCTTTGAGGAGAAACGGAAGACCACGATAAACCCCAAGACTCAGAAACCGGCCAAGGTGGAAACTTCTCAGACATATGTGAATCCCACCGAAGAAGGGGCATCACAGATACAAGCGGGCAGATCAACCGCATCTGATGGCACTAATCCAACGCAAGCGGCTGTTGAAGCATCATCAATGAATCCATTTGGGAAATCTTGGGAGATAGGCCATGCCGATATACTCAAAGCACGGCTTTACGCTCAGGCGATTGACCCGAATCATCCCTACACAATGGAACAATGGGATATTGACAAAGGGGTTCTTCAAGACATAGGTTCAGGTGTAGGGCGTTTTGCTGAGGAAACGGGCAAGGGTCTGTATAATGTAGGTAGCGCATTAGGCCGTGCAGGTGTGGAAACAGGCAAAGATATTGCAAGTGCGGCAGGTAAAGGCGTTGCAGGTGCGGCGGATCTTGCGGGTCGTGGTGCGAGAGGTGCGGCACAGTTCGGTGCAGAAGCGGGCAAAGGAGTTGTCGGTATGGGTAGTGCATTAGGCCGTGCAGGTGTGGAAACGGCTCAGGATATAGGAAGTGCGGCGGCTCAAGGCGTGAAAGGCGCGGCGGATCTAACAGGCAAGGTAGCGCAAGGCGCGGCCCAAGTAGGCACAGAAATGGCGAAGGTTCCTCTTGAAGCAGGTAAGGTGTTGGGAGGCGCGGCTGTGGGAACGGCTCAGGATTTAGGATCCGGTGCGGTGGGTCTTGGTCAAAACATAGCATCCGGCGCGAAACAAGGACTTCAAAACGCGGGTGAAGCCGTGAGTAATCTGCCGGGGGCATCGTTAGTTCAGGAAGGTGTATCTCAGGCAAAAGACGCGGTGCAAGGCGCAGACTATCCGAAATTGCAAGCCTTGGCGGAAGTCGGTGGATTGCCCACAATAGGTCGTGTTGTCCGAGGGGCCGCAGGTTCATGGCAAGGCGGAGTTAGCGACAAGACAGGCGGTGCAGTAATCCCCAAACAGGGGACGATGTATGATAGAACCGTAGATCACGCAAAGGACTACGCAAGTGGTGTATTGGGTGGCGAATCGGTGTTCGACCCCAAGAATGCGACTATTGCCGGACAGAATGAACGGATGGGCATTGACGACACAAATCTCAATGATGCCGATCAGACGGAATCAGGCGCGATTGCTGAAAGTCAACGGTTGAGTCGTCAAGAGGAACAACGAGGACAAATGGCACGAGGAACAGATCACAATATGCCGCTTGATGTTGATGGAGATGGCGTTGCTGATGATGCTGATGGAGATGGCGTTGCTGATGCACCTGCCGCCGCACCCGATGTCGCTGACAATCCCGCCGCACAAGCAATCTTAGCGGGCGCGGGGAAGGCTAATGTTGCTGATACACAAGCGGCAACGGCCCGTTCCAAGACATCAGGCGGAATGGCAACAAATCCATGGTTAGGGCTTCTAACGGGTGGATTGTCGAATGTAGCGGGTGGCCTGTATAATGCTCATCAACGAAGTCAAGGACGACAAGACCTATCGGCGGCTCAAACACAGCAACAGGCGTTAATGCAGGGTCGTTTGAAATCAATCGACCACGCTATGATCGGCTATTGGGATATGCAGAAGGCCCGCCGTGAGATTCGTGAACGCGATACCACGGGGGCGATACGCATTGCCTACGAATGATGTATTTGAGATGGGGTGGATGGTCGCTAAGAGCGACACCGACCTCGATTTGAACGAGGAGTTCTTCGCTGTCCGTAAGCGGAATCTATCGAATGAGGAACGGATTAGGAGGATCCGAGATATTCAGCGAGGACGGGCTATGAAGAAACCTGTGCAAAGGGATACGATTATTCCCCGAATGTCCCCTTCGGAATGGGCTGATTTTGCCGAAGTTGAGCAACCACGCCCTGCTCCGCCACAGGAGGTGGAAGATGAACCGGAGCCGGAGCCGGAGGTGGACGAGGCCGAAGTTGAGATTGTGGATGAGGAGCCTGAACCTGTCGAAGAAGCGGCGGAGGATGATGCTTTGGAGGAAGCATCGTCAGAACCTAATCCTGAGATGATTGTTCAACCAAGACCCCGAAGGGCGGTTGATTATGATGAGGATGGCGAGGATGCAGACGACTCGGACATCGACTATGGCGAAGCGGAAGAAATAGTGGCCGATATACCGGAAGCGGAAACACCGCCCACAGAAGTCAAACCGGAGGATTTCGTTGAGTCGCCTGTGAATACGACTGAGCCGTTGGATACGAAAGGAGTGCTTATTGACGCTTACATCAGGCAAGAAGGAGATGATTTCACGCCAGTCACGGGTGGAATAACTCTTGAGATGGCACTTGAGATTGATGGAAAAGACGGTTATCTTCACACACTCGGAGACGGAGAGAAAGAGTTCTATTTCGGAATAACCCGTGAGGAGTACGATGCTTTTAACAAGTCCAATTGGTCAGTAGTCGAGAACCCATTCGCTAATCCTTTCTTCGATACATCCGCTTTCTCTATACGCAAGGATCGGCCACGCGGCTTCGTAAATCCAATTCCTTCTCCGCCGATGGAGGAGATACAGAAAGAGGAGAAACCACCCGAATTGAATGGGTTTCAGACGAAGAAGGAAGATGATTTGAGCCTTTTGCCGTCATCGGTTCTTCTTAAGGATAATTCGATTGGAGATGATGTGAGTCTGTTGCCGACAGGGTGGAAACATGACTGAGGCAATAGTTGAACTTACGAGCAAAGTCGATTGGGAGATGGGGCGGCGCGATTTCAAATTCTTCTTTGAGGACATCTGCGGATACCAATTGGCTCATTTCCACAAGGAGTGGTATAAAAACTCCGAAGCCAACAACAAGATTTGCGTGATTGCGAGTCGAGATCACGGTAAATCGGTCTTCTTCCGGTGTTATGCTCTATGGAAGATGGCATATAACCCCGGACACGAAGTTCTGTTTTTCAGCCACAGTCAGCATCAGTCGATTGATCATATGTCGAAGATGGATGAACTGATTATGTCCACTCCCGCCGTAGCGCATTTGAAACCCGCACGAGGATGGGCAAAACAACTGTTCAAGATGACCAACAAATCATCCATGCGGGCTATGTCCATAGGAAAAGCGGTTCGTGGGGCGCATCCTGACATGGTGATTCTCGATGACATTCTATCGAGTGAAGCCGATACCCAACTCAAATCCATATCCACTTGGTTCTATACTGCCCTTCTTCCCGTTCTGCATCACACCGCCCAATTATGCATAGTCGGCACTCCATTCTCGTTTGTTGATCTCTATGCAGAATTGAAAAGTCTTGATGGTTATTGCGTCAACGAATACCCCGCTATTGCAGAAGAAACGGGTGAATGTCTGTGGCCTGAGAGGTGGTCACTAGAAGCCCTCAATGTTCGGAGAGGTGAAATGACCTCTATCGCATTCACTCGTGAGTATCTGTGCAAACCATTGGCGAGTGAATCGAGCCTGTTTCCCGAAGAAATGCTCCAACGAATCAAGGACGAAACTCTCTCGTTATCCTATCATCCCGACCCTGATGAGGCATTGAACTACTACATCGGTTGGGATCCGGCGATTAGCGCAGACAAACGAGCCGACTACACCTGTATGGTGGTTATCGGAATGGATGAGAACAGGCACAAACGAGTCATTCATGTTCACCATGAGAAGAACATGGATTTCAGTCAACAAATCGACAAGATTACTGAATTAAATATGCGGTTTAATCCTGTTATTATCGAACTTGAGACGAACAACTTCGCTATGGCATTCAATCAGGTTCTCCAAGAAATTAGCGATCTTCCAATCAAACCGTTCAATATGAGTCGAATGAAGAAGGAAGCGTTGATTCATACTCTCCAATTACATTTTGAGCAGAAACACCTCATATTACCCTACAAGGATGAAGGCTCAACACGGCGACATATGAACACCATGCTTAGTGAGTTGTCTATGTTCACAATGCTGGATAACGGTAAGATGGAAAGCCTCGGAGCGCATGATGACATGGTGATAGCCCTAGCACTTTCAGTACAGGCGACCAAAGAATACCGGGAAAACATCATAATCCTCGATGGTGAGATTTGGCGTAATAGGTTAGGGTGGGTTGATGCATAAGACCTATCTTACCCCCATAACGGGAGTTGAATGTTTGGCCGATTCGATACGGAAAATTGCCGATGAAAATTTGATGGCTCAACAGGAAGTTGATATGGCCGCACAGCAATTGGAAACGGCGAAGGATAAGAAGGTGCAAACCGGGAAAAAGAATGCAACGGATCCTCGGACGAATGCTACAATAGAGGGTTTAGACAATCCTGAAAGTATCCCTCCTACTGAACAACCCGGAGCGATTTTACCGGCAGAAGCACCAATTGACATTACCCGGTCATGGTTCATTGAGAATTTCGGAATGACAGGTCGGGAACTGTCAGAAATCTTAGTTAAGGCAAGAGATTTACGCACATTGGACTCCATTCAACCCCTTCTGAAAATGGAGAAAGCGGCCATTCTCAAGCATTTCACGGGTGTTTCGCCATCATTGGTAGGTGTTCTCCCGATAACCGATATGGATTATGATGCTCTAAATCGAAATTCGGAACGATTGGATCTGCCGTTTCGGAGATTCGTTAAGACATGGGTGAATACTGATCAGAAGGGGAAAGATGGGGCCGTGGAGTTATGGAGGACGACAGTTGACAAGTCAGAACGACTGTCCAATAGAGAACGAAACCTACTTCAAAAGTGCAAGGACACTTTGGAGTTTCGTGGTGCATTGAACGCACAGACTCTCAAATCATATGGTATTCAAGCAAGCCCCGCCGAAATTTCATCCATCATCAAATCTCATGGTTTCCTATATGATTTGATTTCAGTCGGTCAATTCAGCAAATCCGTTGGGCGGGGTCTGTTCTATGATGTGCGAAGGCGTGATGTTCTTCTCAAAGATGCCGATCGGTTCATAGCGGGACTAATTGAAAACGATGCCCAAATCAAATTGGATTCACGATTGAACCCTCGTATCGAAATGCGGTTCTATGCACCTACGGCTCCATGGTATGCTGATGCTCTTAACAAGGCAGTTGGTGTCGAAAGTGTCTCAGCCGAAGGACGAGGTTTAGTTATTGAAGGGGAGAGTGCAGTTTTCAAGGCGTTGGAGATGGCCGAGCCATACCTTAATGGACACGCCCCTGCCGCAAAACAGTTATTGAAAGGACTCAGGGGCGATACAGATGCACTTGTTCTTATCGCTTATGAATCAATGAACCCCACCGAACAAGTCAAATTACTCAAGGCATACCGGATAGATGAAGCGAAAATGGAGGCGATGCTGAATGGTCGATGACAAGAAAATGGAACGATTGTTTTCTGCTATTGGCGTGAATATGGAACGGTATAATACTCCGATACCATCTATGCCATTATTCACCCAAGGTGTTCAGGAACCCCCTTTACTACAAGGAATCACTATCCCCGCTCTCTATGCGGCGGCTTACGAATGCATGGTCTTGCGTTCTATCCTTCAACATCTAACTGTTGAGACATTCCGAAAGGGTTGGGATTGGGAAGCCAAGTTTGTTGTGAAGTGTTCTGAATGTGGGGAGGAGTACCAGCAACAAGTCGAGGAATGCAAAGGGTGTGGCGGTCCTGTTCGTAAGGCTGATAGAGGACAAATTGAATATGCGGATACTGTTCTGAAAGGTGGAAACCGAATGACTCAGAACTTTATTGATGTTCTCCGAGAAATCGAAATGGATCTCAATATAGTTGATGATGCTTATATCATACTCACGAAAGAATACTTCGTCGATCCTGAAAATAAGACACCGCAGTTTTTCCGTGTGCGCGAAGTATCACGAGCAGACCCTATATTCATGCGTATTCTGTCCGATAAGCGGGGAATACGCGGTGGAACGCAGTACACGAGCCTCATTGACCGTTCTCATCGGACAAGCGATCCGAAGGGTCTTTGTCCAATCTCAGGAATGCCTGTTGTCCCCATTCATTACATCAACCTTGCAGGTGTGGGTAACGGTCAAGTCTATACTGAGGGTGAAGTCATTCACATCAGTAAGTGGTCGCCATCCAAACTGTATGGTCGTAGCCCTGTTGCTACTATGTGGCGGCAAGTGAATACTCTCATTGCGATGGATAACTATGTCTATTCAGCCTATCAGAAGCGTAGGATGCCTCGTGGAGTCATGGTCATCAAATCATCCAATATGGAAACCGTTGAGCGAACCGCTCGGAATATACAGGAACACCTTGAGCGTGATCCGAACTATGTCCCAACAATCGGTGTTGAGACAGAATCGGGTCGTGGTGGACTTGAATATGTGCGAATGATGGATACCCTTGAGGAACTGCAATACATCCCGATTAAGGACGATATTCGACAGCGCATCTCCGCATATTACGGTGTGTCGAATGTGTTCATGAATGATGTGTCGGGGGGTGGTTTGAATAACGAGGGTATGCAGATAGTCGTCAGTAATCGGGCTATATCCTATTCTCAGTCCGTGTATAATCGAATCATGTTCCCGGCACTTATGAAGGCATTCGGAATATCCGAGTGGACTCTTACCCTATCTCCACATGAGGAGGAGGACGAAATCATGCAACTGCGCCGCGATGAGATGGCGATACGCAATATGATGCAGATGAAGCAAGCAGGGTATGAGGCTTTGCTACGCGATCAGATTGACGACAAGTATCTCAACTTCGATTTCCGAGAACCGTCGCAACAGGAACTCGCTCAAAAGCAACAGGCTGAGATGGCGGCGCAGGGTGCGAAGGGCGGTGGTGGCGCACCACCAGTAGCACCACCTGTTCAGAAGGAGGATACTGATAATGACATTTGATGAGGTTTGGGATGCTATGAAAGGTGCAGATGATAAGGACGACCCGGCCCTTGATTGGAAGAACAACCCTCAATGGCCTTCACAGGGGAACGGGACACCCCCCGCCAATCCCTTCGACAAGCCACCATGCCCTCGATGCAAGGATACGAAAGAAATCACGCTGACGATGAACGAAGGGGACGGTGTTCCAACTATCGTAGTTCGTCCTTGCCCGTTATGCCAATATCCCGGCTACCTTTCAGGAGCCGGAGGTTCGTCTTTCAAGAAAGCATGGGACCATGTAAGGAAGTGATTGGGTGGTATTTGAGAAGGCTTGGAGGGTCGTGAAATACTGCGGTAATCCTG